GTCGATTTGACGACCGCTAAGCCTTTAATATGGCTTAGCCATCCGTAGCTTGATGTCGACGGCATACGGGCGTCCAGAACGCTCCAAGTGTCCCTCGGCAGCAGGCATACTGCCTTTCTTGAGGAAATACTTGAGAAGGGCACCAGAACCATCGAGGGTATTCCTCTTGGTTCTGGTTGAAACCACATAACCCCTAACCAAAGGGGTCTGTGTGTTTCTGTCATACCCATCACGGTCAAAACCGTGGTGTGCATAACGACCCAACACCGGAGAGGATGGCTCGACTACCGGAAAATGTTTAATCAATTTCCGGATCCAGCTATCCAGTAATTCAACAGTATCATCGTAGCCAGCTATAAATAACTGGTTACGAAGAGAGACTGCTGATATTACCCGGTTTGCGTCCTGCCGTTGTGCAGGAAGTAGATCTCTGACTTTGACTATTGACACGTCAAAGCCATCGAAATACTCCTTGCCGCAAGACTCTCTGAACCTACCGGTCCAGAAAGATTTGCGCTCGTTCACAATGAAACCAAAGGTTTCAAGAGCGAGTACAACGGACTGCACATAGTCTGCGGGGATGATAATATCATCTCCGAAGACACGCACCTCCCGAGAGAAGCGACTAAAGTCACTCCTCTTGGAAAAGCGTGTGCTGAGCTCTCGTTCAATCCCAATGAAGATCACGGTCAAAAAGACCATGGCCTCCATAGGAAAGCAGAGAGCTGAACCCATAGACGCGAACTTGGCGAGTTCGATTGGATCGTCCTCACCAGGTACCCGCGCCAGTCGAGTCCTGCAGGCATCAACACCCCTCTGCAAATGGGGGTGCTGCGCCAACATGGAAACGACTAGCTGGTTTGGGACCCGATCGGAAGCCTCACTCAGATCGAGTGTGGCAAGGGATCCATCGCTGGAACCCTTTCTGGCCAAACGCTGATTAGGTGTTTGGTCAATGAATCCGATCATACGCTGAAGAAGTTTATCTTCCTCAACGTAATCGTATATTAACGTTTGGAGGCCGCCCTGCATATATTGCATGGCGGTTGGCTCCATAGCTATTATACGTGGGCCTTTTAGCGTCTTAGGAACTGTGATGACCTTAGCGGGCATCTCAGATCCAGGTTCGAGGATGTCAACCTCATCCAATTCATCACTAAAGTGATGATTTGGAATGAGATTTTCCCAAATTGGGAAAACCTCGTTGAGGCGAGCTGGCCACGTGGTCTGACGGAACTTCTCATTACCCATGAGACGATCCGCCGTTGACCCCGGGCCATGCCGAGGCACCACCCGTCCGTGATAGACATCGCTGTCTACTCGGGCGAATATTGGTGCAAACAGCAAACGGGAAATCCGCTCAAAATCTCCTAAATCAATAGGATTGAGAGCGGAAACCGCTGCCCTGACATCCTTCTCACATTGGACATATCCCACGAATGCATCGTTGTCCCGC